TAACAGTCAACAACAATCTTCTTACGTTGATTCTAAACATTGCAAGATAGACCATCTGCATTGGATAGAATCAACGTAAGAAGATTGTTGTTGACTGTTAGAAAGTTTATTGCATCTTCATCTAGATATTTAGTGTTTGAACAAAATACTTCTGAAACTAGAAATCGATTCTTAAACATCGTTAATCCATATTTGGATAGTATCCAACAAAGACAAGGACTTTACGCATTCAGAGTTGTAATGGATGATACTAACAACACACCTGATGTGATTGATAGAAACATATTAGCAGGAGCTATCTTCTTACAACCAACTAAAACTGCTGAATTCATTCAAATTGATTTCAACATTTTACCAACTGGAGCAAGTTTTAGCGGATAATTTTAAAAAACAATATTTATAAGTAATAAACATTAAATATATACACAAATGCCAGAAATATTAGAGTTTGACAAGATGTTCTACAGAAATTTTGAACCCAAATTGGGGAATAGATTTATTATGGAAATCAATGGTATTGAATCATACATCATCAAAACTGCAAGTAGACCAACATTTACTTCGGAAATAGTTGAATTAGACCATATCAACGTAAAGCGTAAGATAAAGGGAAAATCAACTTGGGATGATATAACTATATCTCTTTATGACCCAATTGTTCCATCTGGAGCACAACAAGTTATGGAGTGGGTTAGAAGTTCACATGAATCATTGACAGGTAGAGATGGGTATGCAGCTTTTTATAAGAAAGATATCAATTTCTTCTTATTAGGTCCAGTTGGTGATAAAGTAGAACAATGGACTCTTAAAGGAGCATTCATTACTTCGGCAAACTTTGGTGAATTGGATTGGGCTTCAAACGACCCACTATCGATAGAATTAACTTTAACTTATGATTACGCAATTCTTGAATACTAATCTTTAATTGTAAACTTTAAAATAACTAAAATGGAGTGTAGAAATACATTCCATTTTTTTGTTTTATATATACTTATAATTAAACAAAATGTTATTATTTATGGAACAACAAAACGTAGAACAACAGGTTACTAGAGGATTAGGTGCAACGCCTTCTCATGAGCAAAAAAATTATCCATTCCCAACGGAGGTTATCAGTTTACCATCTAAAGGATTGTGTTATCCAGAATCATCCCCATTGGCTAAAGGAGAAATTACGATTAAATTAATGACGGCAAAGGAAGAGGATATCCTTACTTCTCCTAATTTAGTTAAAAAAGGAATACATTTAGATAAACTTTTAGAATCAGTAGTAGTTGAACCTGGAGTAAATGTACATGATTTATTAATAGGTGATAAAAATGCTATTTTGATATCATCCAGAGTGTTAGCGTTCGGACCTGAATATGAAGTTACAATTAATGACCCTAACGAAAATGAACCTGTAAAGGTAGTAGTAGATTTATTAAAAATTCAAATCAAAGAAATTGACGAAAGTTTACTATCAAGACATAATGAATATGATTATACGTTACCTATTTCTAAAACTCCTATAAAGTTTAGATTATTAACACATGGTGATGAACTTGCAATAAATAAAGATATAGAAGCTTTACAAAAAACTACAAAGGGAAGTAATGAAATCACATCCAGATACAGAAGAATTATTACAGAAGTAGATGGTAATAGGGATTTAGGATATATTAGTAACTTTGTTACAAATAGATTATTAGCAGGAGATTCCAAAACATTGAGAAAAGAGATTGGTAAAATTAGTCCAGATTTAGATTTAAAATTTGATTACGAATCACCTTTTACAGGAGAAAAGGAGGTTCTTCGTATCCCATTCGGGGTCGACTTTTTTTACCCTTCCGAGTAATTATTCCATAGTATTACATCAAAAACTATTTCAAATGGTTTATTATGCTAATGGTGGATTTAATTGGCATGATGTATATTTTATGCCCATTAAATTACGGGAGTTCTATTGGAGAGAATTATTGAAAGCAAAAGAAAGTGAAAGTGAAGCAATGAATAAAGCTACAAGTAAATCTCAATCAAATAATTCTTCTAAAATAAGAAGAAGATGATATTTATATAAGAATAAATAATAGAACTATCATGTCTAAAAAAATAAAAATAACAGAAGCCGGTTTAATGGGATTTTTCAAAAGTTTTTTTCGAGCTAAATCCGATGGAAAAGAAAGTGAGTGGTTATCATCATTAAGAGATAAAAGTCCAGAACTTGCGGATATTTGGAAAGATTATGATGATAAAATTTCTAAAAGTACTGATTGGAATAGGCACATGATGATGAAGTATGGAGGAGGAGATACTAAACATCTTGATGATTTTCAAAAAAAATACGGTATAAAGTAATTTATATATTAAATGTCAACACCCAATCAGGACCAACAGGATAGATTAGCGTTACTTCGAGAAATCGAACTCGTTAATGCTCGTATTCTCGAAATGAATAGAGCTGCCGCTACTGCGTCTGGAGAAGAAAGGACAAATTTAGAAAGTAGAATAGCGCAGCACGAATTAATTCTCCGAGCAAATCGTGAAGAGTTGGCTGTTTTAAATTCTCTCAAAAAACTAACAAAGGAGAATTTAACAAATTTTGATTCCATAGATGATACATTATCTAGTATCGGAAATACACTCCAAAACAATTCCGCTTTACAAAACACATTTAATACTAAATTAGATGCTGCAAAAAATACATTAAGAAGTGTAGCAGCTGCAGTTGAATCAGGTACGTTTGATGATAGACAACTAAAACATATCGATGCAGCGGGTAAAGCATACGCTGAAATGAATACTTCAATAGCAACTGCAGCTAGTAATTTACAAAATGGTAGAATATCACAACAAGAATATAATGAGATAGTAAAACAATCTGTAAAATCATTTGATGACCTATTATCTGCAATAGATACCAGTACTCAAGCGGGTAAAGATTTGGTAAAGACATTTATAGAGGGTAGGGCGGAAGTGGAATCCTTTGTAAACGCTGCAGAAAGAAGTACCGCAGCATTAGATACTATGAATGGAGCAATAGACCAATTAGGAAGTAGTGGTATTCCGTTGGCTAAAGAATTTAGTAATGCGTTAGGAGGGATTGTTAATGAGGGTAAATTGGGTAAAGCAGCATTGGCTGCATTAGGAGCAGCAGCTGGAAAATTGGCGTATGATTATTTTGGGGCTGGAACCAAAGCTAGTGTTAAATCAGCAAATGATGTAAAACAAGCTCAAATTGATGGTGCATTTGCTGTAGCTACAGCTCAAAATGAATTAGCATTTGCCGCAGAACAAGCCGCTTCGGATTTTGGCTTCCAATTACAAAGTATGGCTGCTCAATTTAACGCAGCATCAAAAACCGCACTTTTTGGTAAAGGATTGGGTAGTGTAGGATACGCTGCATCTCAATTACAATTAGCAGGAATATCAGCGGAAACAATTGCAACCGCTACCGCTGCAGCATCGAAATCTGGTAGTGGTTCTACAAAATTAGCAGCCGATATGGCTATATTTTCTGAAAGAAGTGGTATATCGGTTGATAATCTTGCAAACGTACAACAGGCATTTAAATTATTAGATGGAGTATCGGCTGGTACTGCATTAAATATGGCGGAAGGTACTAGAGCAATGGCAGACCAGGCTGGATTAAATGTTGGTGATATAATGAATGAAGTTGCATCTGCATCTGAAATGGCATTAAGTTATCAAATACAAAGTGGTAACGCATTAGCTAGACAAGTAGTTTATGCAAAATCATTAGGTGTTAGTTTCAATGAAGTAGCTAAAGCTGGGCAAGATATGGTGTTGAACTATAAAGATAGTATCAAAGCCGAAATGAGTTTATCAGCGATGTTGGGTAAGAATGTAGATTTATCTCAAGTTAGAGCTAAATTTGCAAGTGGTGATACCGAAGGTGCATTGGAATCATTACGGGCTCAAGGATTAGACCCTTCCCAAATGAATATGTTCCAACAACAACAATTGCAACAAGCAACTGGTGGAATGGATTTAAATACATTAAAAAAAATAGCAACTCCTGGATTCCAAGAAGGAGTTGGAACAGTGGGTACGTTGGAAGAAAAAAGTGCCAAAGCATCGAATGAGGCCTTTTTAGCATTAAAACAAAATTCAGCAGCTGCATTGGCAACTCAAGAAGCACTGATTTCTGGACAAAAAGCAGTTCAAGATGCTGCTTTATCTGCAATAAAAGATGTTACTCTTAAAAGTTCTGATGCATATAAGCAATATCTAACCGATTTGGCTCAATTGGATA